TTTGTGTTATAATTTATAATACCATTGTTACCGTCTAAACTAAAAGTATAGAAAGTTGCACAATTATCAGCGGTTGATGTCAGTTCAAATGAACTGATGTACGAATAAAAAGAGTATCCTGAATATCCACCAACTTCGTGGGAGTTATTGTCAAATAATCCATAGTACCAAGGGTCATTATTTGGGTCTGTATAGTCATAACCTGTAGAAGATACGCTATCAACACCAAAAACATTAGTCGCTGCGGTATATGTTGGGGATAACGCACTGTATGTTTCCCCTGAAATTACACCGTAGTAATATATTGTGTTTGCGGTGGTTGAACCTGTACCTCCGGCTAATATTGAATTAAATATTTGGGTATCAATGTTTGATTGAACTGTTGTTACACTACCGTTAAACAACTCCATAGGGATTGTTAATTTATTCGATAAAACTGCAGGTATCTGTGCGGTATTAGTAAATTGGATAGTGTTGATATTATCAGAACAACCTATGAAATCAATATCAAAATCAATCACCTCATAATCGACACATTCAATCACACAGTCGACTGTTGTGGCTGAATTACAATAAAATCCAACTGTGGCTCCGTCAACATTTGCTTTCGTAGTGATTGACCAAGATGGTCCAGCGTCATATCCTGATAAACCAAGAACTCTTGTTACAAATAATTGATTTGATTGTTGTAAGTAGGATTTTGCAATATACGCCGCCTCATACTTTGGGATTTGAGTGTTAATAAATTTTTCAGGTGAGGTCCCACCGAAATAAGTTTCAAATTCGTCAAAGTTTTTGATGAATATTGGCTCGAAGGCCGGACCTCTTAAGGTCTCACCTACAATACCAAGAGTTGTTACACCAACACTTTGAGCAACAAAACTTAAGTCAACCTCTGAGGTATAAACCCCAGGAGAAACGAATACTTTTGAGTTGCTAGCCATTAGTTTTAATTTTTTTCTTTATTTTTATTTTTATTGATAAATATTCACGAAAAAACCAAAATACTTGACTTACTAATAAGTATTTATAATTCAGGCAGACAATTTTCTGCCTTTTTTATCTTATGTTGCAGAATGGTCGAGAAATAAAGAATTTGAAAATTTCCAAAGAAGTTCACGATGTCCTAAAGAAATATTGTGACAAACAAGGTATAAAGATGTACCGTTTCTTAGAGAAGTTAATTTTGGAAAAGTGTAAGGAAAAAAAAGATATATACGGAGAAGATTAAATGACTATGGACATGAATGTTATCGATGATTCATCATTGTTATCATTCTTTGTTACAACTAAAGTTAGATTGTCCCCCGTGTTGATTTGTATTTTATTCGGGTCGTTTCCAAAAAAGGAACCGTTAATATACACCTCAAATGTCGATATGTTTTTTGACTTTTCAAAAATCAAATCTGTTGTGTAATCATATTTTTGATTAAGAGTATCGTTACCCACAATGAACACAGCATTTACTTTTGGTTCTTTTTGTAGTTCGTTTTTAACTTGTCTCTTAGTTACTTTCTCGTCTACTTCTAAAACCTGTAACAATCTATTTACTGCTGGAGATACCTCAAACTCATCCTCATCAATTAAAAATCCTAACATAGTGAATCCGTAACTTTGAACATAGTATTTTCTTTTCTCAACATCCATTACAGATTCATCAGAGACATCATTCATAATGATTGGAATATAGTGTCCTTTGATATTGGCATATGCCTGTCTTGATGCAAATTTTTCTATAATAATTTTATTAAATCTATTGAGCTCTCTCATTCTATTACAGATAATTTTAACAGAATAAGTTATGTCAACAGGAACTGGTTGTGGGATTCTATACATATCGAACCCATGTCTTTGTCCATCCCATGTTGGAACTTGAGCATAAAAATATAATCTCCTATTTGGTATGTTATATAAAACCGCAGGGTTTGTTCCGAACTTTACTTCGGGAGTTCTAACAACTGTAATAAATGGGGGTTCTGCGTTTTTATCAATGTTTTGAAAGTTCCATGTCTCTGTAAATTGAGCCCAATTTTGAGTGGTTATAAGAATATCAACCATCGGAACTTTTTTACCGTCAACCACAAGTTCTAAGTCGGTTTTAACAAAATCTAAAAATCCTTTATCCAAATCGGCATGAAGCAACGACTTGGGCAAGAAAGTCCCATCCTTATTAATTTTCTCCAATAACTCTCTTCGTCTTGGTAGTAGAGTTTTGGATTCCGTTAATGGAATGTATTTTTTTATCTTTTTTGGTAACGCCATTATTTTTCGTTATCGTGACCGCATTTATGACAGATGTATTTATCAAACTCTTCTGAATCGTTAGTATTCCATGACCAATCACAATTGGCACAAACCACCTCCTCGGACTCCATAGATTCCAAAATTCTTTTAATTTGTTCTTCAGTTAATTTTATTTTCATAATCCTCTAAATTCGTTATCTGTAACATATGATGCCATAATTGTTCGGTAAAAAGGTTTATACCCCGCATATGTATGTTTATTATCTGACACTACACGACCATCATTATTTACTGAGTAGTATCTAACCCTATTCTCTGTTTCATAATAACCTATATAATCACCATTATTAATTTCAATTTCCAACTCATCAAGATGTTTTTGATATACCGATATTCTAATATTTCCAGGTTCTAATTGCCCAATTTTAGAATTACCTAAATTTTTGTTTTCAGGTGCCATCACCTGAACAAACGCCTTGAACTCAACTGGAGGTAAAAATTTAATCCCGTCACTTAAGGTTTCCCCATAAACATCATCGGTTTTGGTTTGAATTCTGTTAACTCTATATAGAACAAGAGTGAAGTTCATATCACCATGTAACCATTCTTCCCCCATAGAGATATCTAAATCGTAATCCTCTACCCCAAAAAATTTACCTATCCTTGATATTGGAACTCTTGGTTGTGTCATATTGATAAATATCTTTTTTTTTATTATTTTTTTGATATTGTGGTTACTAACCTAATAGAACAGCGAGCTTTAGAGATACTTGATAATTATTCGGGGGCAAATAACTATATCCTAAAATTAAAAAGTTCTAAAGAAAGTAATAAAAAATTTTATCCGACAAGAGCTCAGTCAGAGTATATAACCACTTACAATGAAGTGGTTCCTAAAGTTGCAAAAAAATGGGTTGAACTCGACCCGTATTTTGCTAAAAAAATTGCTGATGAAAAATTATATACTCAAATACCTGAAGAAGTGTGGGTTGAAAAATTACTAGTAGAGAAAGAAAAATCATATCACATATGGGGTAAAGTTTTTTCTGGTGAAACTCTACATGAATTTTGGTTACCTAAAGGAGCGATTATTAAGTCACACAAAATTGAAAAGGTTGAGATTGATTACTCAAAGTATTCTCACCGACCTCCGTTAGAACACCAAAAAGAAGCGATAGAAAAATTATCAGGTAGTAAAAGATTTATTCTTGCCGATGACATGGGTCTTGGAAAAACAACATCCACAATTATTGCCGCTTTAGAAACGGGAGCTAAAAAGATTTTAATCATTTGTCCTGCGACCTTAAAAGTTAACTGGATGAGAGAAATCCAAAACTACACTGACAGGAGTGTCTTTATTGCCGAAGGAAAACAATACTCGACGGAACACGATTTTGTTATTGTTAATTATGACATTCTTAAAAACTTTCACGATTTAAAAGACAAAGAAAATTCATTAATTAAACAATCTAACTTTGATTTGATAATTTTGGACGAAGCCCATTATGTTCAAAACGCTCAAGCTCAGAGAACTAAATTGGTTAATCACATATGTAAAAAGGTTGATAGATTGTGGTTGTTGACAGGTACACCAATGACATCAAGACCTATGAATTACTTCAATCTGTTATCTCTAATTGAAATTCCTGTTGCTCTATAACCCCTGTTTATATGAGATTGAGGTCTAAGTTGTATGAAGGTTTAATGGGTGATTATTATAATTGGTATGACAACAAGAAAGAAGAATCAAATTCATTGACAGTTCAGTTTAGTAAGTTGATGAAGGTTAGACAGGTAATTGCTGAAGAAAAAATTGCAAACACAATTGAGATTGCCGAAAATATTATCAGTCAGGATAAAAAGGTTATTATTTTCACAAACTTTACAGAAACTCTACAAAAGATTCACGAACATTTTGGAAAACAATCTGTTTATTTGGATGGTAGTTGCACAAAACCGCAAAGACAATATGCAGTTGACCAATTCCAAGAAAACGATAAGATAAAAGTTTTTGTTGGTAATATTAAAGCCGCAGGTGTTGGTATTACTTTGACCGCAGCTGAGGCGGTTATTATAAATGACCTATCATTTGTTCCTGGTGACTTGTCTCAAGCTGAGGACAGAGCGTACAGATACGGACAAAAAAATTCTGTATCAGTTTACTACCCAATTTTTGAAAATACGATTGAGGGAATTATCTACGACATGGTTAATAACAAAAAGAAAAACATCGAAACCGTTATGGGAGATAATCTTAATTCAGGAGATGTTGTGGAAGAAATTATGAATAAGATTAATTCACTGAGACAATTCTAATTTTCAGCTTATTTATATAGATAAATAAGGTTTAATGAAAAGATTAGAAAATAGAGCCAATTTTTTAACTAAAAAAATACAAGAACAAGACAGTCGTCAAAGTCAAACTTTAATTTTGACTGAGATGAAAAAAATAGGTATCGAAAAATTACCCTACTCTTATTCAGCTTTAAAAAAATTCATAGATTCAAAAACTATGGATGTTCATTACAACAAACACTACAAAGGTTATGTTGAGAAATTAAACAAAGCTTTAAAGAAAAAAGATTATGGTGATTTAGAGTTAGAACAAATCGTTAAGTCAATTAATCGTTTTGATACCACAATTAGAAATAACGCCGGTGGTGCTTTTAATCACGCATTATTTTGGAAAATGTTATCTCCTAAAAAACAAAACCCATCAGGTGAACTATTAGAAAAAATCAAAAAAGATTTTGGTAGTTATGAAAAGTTTAAAAAAGAATTTGAACAAGTATCGAAAGATAGATTTGGCTCTGGTTGGGCTTGGTTAATTTTAACAAAAACAAACAAACTTAAAATAATATCAACCCCAAACCAAGATAACCCACTTATGTTATCTAACAAAGAAGGTGGATATCCTATACTAGGATTAGATTTATGGGAACATGCTTATTATCTGAAATATCAAAACAAAAGAGATGAGTACATTCAAAACTTTTGGGATGTGGTTAATTGGAAATTTGTGAATGACCTTTTTGAGATGAAATCTAAAACAAAACTCAAAGAGAATTTAATTTTGAAAAATGTCTTAAAGGAAACCAATTTTGACGATACTAAGGAATCGATAAGATTCATATTTAACATGAACCCTAAAGTAAAATCGATTTTCAAAGAATCTATTAATTCTATATTTGAAAATGTTATAACTGAAAATTATAGTCGTAAGTCATTTATTAATAAGTTACAAACAAACCCATTGGCGTTTTCAGTATTACTTGAACATACAAATAACTTACTTGAAAAAGAAAACAAAGAAAAGATAGAAATAATTGGGGTTCCAATTACAAAACAAATAAACGAAACAATAAGATTCGTTTTATTTTTAGAGAATAACAAGTCGAGATTTTTTAACACCAACTCAAGTGTGTTTAAAAAATTGTTGTCAATTATAGAATCATATAATCAAAAGATATAATGATTTGATATTTATATATAAAACACTATCATGGCAGTAATTGCAGAACCAGAAAGAAGTGAGTTATATACAAGATTGAGACACTTATTGGGGGCTCCTTTGCGTAGCGTTGAATTGGAAGACGAACAATTAGATTCGTTATTACAATTATCTATTGATGATTATTCACAATACATTCAGGATTGGTTGATTGAAAGTCAGTGGACTTCTCTATATAATCTTAACCTTGATGAACAATCTCTCAGTAAAGCGTTCATAACTAAAAGTATGAACTATGAAGAGAGATATACTTACGCTTATTCCAAAATAGTTGGACTGCAAACAGGTGGGGATTGGGTTCTTAAAAAAGATTATATTCAGTTATCACCTGGTCAACAAATATATGAAATTCCCGCAGGTCGTGAACTTAATGAATTATTGTGGTTTACTCCGGCAGAATTAAACAATCTTTTATTTGACCCTTGGACTTTTGGAGCACTAGGAGGTGCCGGATTAGGAGGCCCTGCAGGATATTCTCAAATGGGGTATTCTGGTTCATATTTTATGATGCCGGCATTTGATATGTTGTTAAGGATGCAAGAAATCAACATCCAAAGAAGAATTATTGCGGGAGATTTAACATATAGAGTTACGGCATTACCAGGTGGTAAAAAGGCGGTTCACTTAATGCAAACACCTGGTGGTAAATTTGACTTTGGTAATTCAACATTGATGAGAGGTAAAGTATGGTATTGGTATTACGATGTTGACGGTCCTGATAGAGATAAGTGTTTAAAGGATAATCCTGATATCATTAAATTACCATCGGATGTTCCATTTAATAAAATTGATTGGGTTGAC